TACCATACCCAGTAGGTAGGAGCTTCCAGCAGCTATACACCCGCAAATAAACGCAGTAGCGACCGTACAATCAAAATTAAATAGTTCCGTATAGGGACTTATGCCCCAAAGAAAGACCCCTACCCAAAATCCCATGCACAAACAACAATGAAAAAGCTTGCCTAGGCCGGCCCACTGTTTACAATCCGGGCGCACCCTATCAAAGATCGACCCATAAACAAGAATAAAAGTCATGCCATATGCGGCAAGTATAAAATATAACAGTTCCACTCTAGTATCGATTTCTTAATGGATAGTAGTAATAGCCAGGACGCATGGAGCCCTTCTGAGCATATTGCGGTATTTCACCATATTCAGTGGAGTCTCGATCATCCGGATGCGTGTACATATCTTCAAGCTCTTTCTCATATCTATCGGCAATGCGCTCGTGCTCGGCCTCATAACTCAGAAATTCGGATATAACATAAACAGCGGCCTGAAGGGGGTTGACTTGATCACTTTCAAGGATGGTTCCCTCTAAAGACCGGAATACGTTTCCCCCCTGAACGGTGGCGCGATCCACAATGCCCTTATCAGAGAGCAACTCCATTAACCGGCTTTGGTAATCATAAACGTCTTCTGTAGCTATCGATTTGGGGAACGTAACAATTTTAAGTTTGTCCGGAATTACTGCAATATCAATTTTTTGGTGGTCCATAATCAATAACGATCCATCTAAAGCCTTCCTCGCATGAAGCTCCACGGTGGCTGTGGGGCCTCCCACCTTAATTTTAATCATCGGCTCGGAGCTCCTTTACCAACTCTTGAGTCTTGAGAATCTTATTTAGATCCTGTTCGGTAAAATCACGTTTACGAAATTCTTCCAAATAGGCCGTCACGCCCTCTATCTTATCTGAGATGAGGGGAGCAGCTGGGCCCGAGTCCGAAAGATTAAGCACTCCCTTTAATCGAGATAGCTCCTCGTTTAAGTAAAGCCGCAATTCAAACCCATCGTCGGCGAAACTCGCGACGTAATGATTTAATAGTTCTTTTTGTTCTTGTAAGAGACCGCCATATTTCTCATTAAATTTCGTGATAAACGAATTATATGTGAGATTATCAAGAGGGCGCAAATCTTCATCCGATCGAGGGAGTCGTGGTTCGCTCATCCTATCAACAATGGCCTGCTCAAACAACACCTTTTTTTTCACCGATGTTTTGGTATTAAAAATCGCACTCACCGATGCTATCGTTTTAAAATTGGAAACAAAATTACTCCATGTATGCTGCCCCAATTCTTTATTAATGGCTGCGATAAGACGAGATTGTGTTTCAAAAATAATGTTATGATCTAACCTTGTGTGGGCGCCCTTTGTTTCTTGGAGGAGTCTTTCAGCAAGCTTGGGTTGAACATTCGTTGTTTCCAGCAACACTCCATAAAGTTGAAGTTCTGTGGCGAGGGGCGCCCCTTTAGTGAAAAACTCTGTGAGAATCTTAACCACTCCAGTCTTGCGTATTGCGTCCTTCTCGACAATCGATTTGGTGAGCTCTTTGATGAGAGTTTCATAAATAAAGGCGGTATTACGTTTCTTATTATGTTTCATCTTCTTTCGCCTCTTTTTTATCCATTTGCTCTACAAGACGCCGTACTTTGATAGTATTTTCAATCATTCGTCTTTCGCTCTTAGTATAAGTAGAATCATTTTCTTGTTTTATTCCAAACGTCACGTCGGGAATATAACCTTGCGGTCGCTTAGATCGTTTGGATCGACCTCGCATGGCTTCGGATTCTTGTGCTTGGGCGCGCGTCTCACGGCGAAATGGGCCAGACGCATGCGCGCGACGGCTATCCGCAGTAACAGGAGCGTACGTTCCTTTTTCATAAACGTGTTCCCCCTCTTCACTCAAATCTTCTCGACGGCCGGGAGCTGCTAAAAGAGGGGATTCCTCTCCTTCTTCGGCCCCCATTTCTTCACCGCCCATTTCTTCACCGCCCAGATCGCCGAGCTCGCCACCACCCCCGAGGTCGCCCAGTCCTTCTTCGCCCCCAAGAGCTTCTTCAGCACCTTCCTCCGTAACCGCTTCTAATGACTGCTGATATCTACGATCGTAAAAGGACTCGCGTTGATTGCGCAAAAATTCATCATCGGAGAGACTCAAAATATTGTGGGCAATCCAGCGCTTGCTAAAGGTTCCCTCAGGAACCGCGTTAGCAACATCAAACTTAGTGCGCATATATTCAAGCTGCTGCAGTTCGGCTAAACGCGAAGGATTGTTAAGAGTGAGGTCAAAGCTTATTAAATCTTCTCCTCTAAACCCCAAAGTATACAAATGAACTATGGCAATCTTTTCCATCTCGGTAGTCACCGAGCGCTGCAATCTCTGAATGGTGCGCGCAAATCGAATGTCTTTTTGTGCTAATGTTGTCTTATCTTCGGTATCCCCCTCTAGATTAGTCAAATATGACTGAGGTACTTTGAGGGCGGCAAAAAGCTTATCTCGCAAATACTTAACATCTTCAATATCATCTAGGGACTTGGCCCCCGGAAGGGATGTAATATCCGATCCCACTCCGCCGCGCATGGGAATAAAATAATCTTCTTCTAAAGAGAGGGGGATATAACGAAGATCAACACGACCGGTATTAGCATCCACCAGAGAATTGCGTTTCATTTCGGTTTTAACCTTTTCCATATATTGAGGGATATCTTGAGGAGGAATGTTTCCAACATCAATCTTAAAGATACGCCGTTCAGGAGCGCGGACCACCCGATAGGCAATCATAGCGTCTTCCAGCAAAAGAAGCTGACGCCAGATGCGGCGCGCAGGATCCAAAACGGACGTTCCATAGGGATTGTACCGGTCATTTCCCAAAATACGAAAATGGGCTACCTGCCAATTTTCAAAGGTCATTCCGGCGCCATTCCACTGATACTGAACATAATTGGGGTTGGTGGGATCTTGACCCTCTAGGCGCTCTACTTCATTATTAGGCATTCCAATAACCGAAGTAATCCCCATCTTGTCATCGATGTCAAGATATAAAAAGAAATCTCCATATTTACACATTGATCGAGCCCACCCAAAGGCATTAAATTCGATGTTTAAAACATCATAAAATAAGGAGTGAAGGATGGTTTTAATTTCAAGATTCATACATTCGATATTTAAAAGTTGATCATATTCATCGGAGGTCGTCATCTCGTCTGCATAGATATCTAAGGCCGAGGCAATTTCTGGCATGTATTCCATCTGTTCAAAATCAACATAGCGCTCGGCTCGATTCTGCGATCGGAAAGCAGCAGATGTATATAGATTATAATTTTGAGATAAGTTGCTGTCGGCGCGCTTAAATTCTTGACCACTCATGGAGCGGAAACGATAGCGATATTTATCTAAATCGCCGCGGCGTTCTTGGCGCGCGATCTGGGCTCGATAATTTACAATAGGGCCCGATAAAAGCCGAGTAAGCCTTTTAAATAATGGTGAGGCTGGATTCCTAGGGTTCTGTTCTTTAGCCATCTGTTTTGTCCTATCCCTTTATAAGCGCCATATATTGATCATTAAATTCTTGCGCGCGATGAGCCTCTTGATTTTCTTTGGTCTGTTGATGACCGGCCATTCCAGGCACCGTGGTGGAAAGATTCGTTTTAGATGTAGTAATCGAAGATAGAAATTGCTTGCTGTATTCTATATTCTTTTGACTTTCCACTATCACTGTATCTCTCACCCAACATCCAATAGCAAATGACATAACCAAATCGTCATTATAACCCCTCATCGCTTGCGGCCTTCCGGACTTCCAAATAAATGTTTTCATTTCAGAAAGAAGCCGATTCGAGTTAATCTTAATTAGTTTGTTTCTCATAAACTCTTCCATCTTTGCGACGATAAGAGGTCGTGTTTTTGAAGATGTCGTAAATCCCGGGATGACATTCGACTGCCATTGCGCCGTAATAGGATCAACATAACGATGGTCGCCCTTGGTGGAATGATATACGTTAGGATACCCCTTATCTAAGAGTTTTTTAAGTACTGCGTATCCTATATTATTATTTTCTATAATAACCATCGGTGCACCGTATTCCCCAGCTACATTATATAATATATCAGCGAAATCATCGGGAGTTGCTTTTCCTACATATTCTCCTACCACTTCCATAGTTTCTAGCTGGAATATGTGAAAGGCACTATTATCGTTGCCATCGCCGCGGGCGACGTCTGCTACAATAAGATAGGGTTTCTCCGCATTGTACTTTTCCCAGATCCAATAGTTTCTATCAAAGCCGGTCCTATACTTTGGAGCATTCACCCTCTCCAAATACCATTGAATGTCGTCAGGGTGAATAACCGTTTCTCCGGATACATTAAAATTACACTCCAGTTCTTGCGCAATTTGACGCTTTGACATATTTTTTGTTTCTTTTTCAAACCACTCTTTATTACGATCGGGATGAACATCCCACAATAAAGTAGTCAAATAAAAATCATTAACGGATGCTTCTGCTTCCACATAGGTTTGATGAAACCAATTCCCGACACCATTAGGAGTAGACAACGCAATACATCGGCCGCCCGTCGAAAGGGTGGGATACAAAGCTGTCCACAACTCCTTCAGCTTATCAACGTGAGCTGCCTCATCAATAACCAATAAGGATAATGCTTCAGAACGACCCGCATCACCAGACGTTGATGAGCCCTTAATCTGCGATCCATTGGATAATTCGAAGGAAGTTCTGTTATCGACCGAAATGGAGGCAATTTGCATCCACGAGGGAAGGTTCTTAATGAGCGCCTTTACTTTTTTAACCAGATTTGTGGCCGTCTGTAATTTGGTGGCCACCACCAAAATATTTTTATCCCGATGAAACAGCATCAGCCAACTAACATAGGCTGCGGTAATTGTAGATATTCCTAACTGTCTGGCTTTAAGGATAATATTGAAACGGTAGTCGTTAAAATCGTGGAGTAATTGTTGCTGATAATCATATGCCTTAAATGGAATGGTCCCCCGTTGGGGGTGTGAGATGCGCCCATAATTAACTGTAAAATAGAGCGGATCTTTTCCAGCTTTAACTATCTCTTTTAATATCTCTTGTTTGGTGAGGGAGGTCCCCATAACATTTGTTACTTGCCTTTGCGGGTATCGTTCTGAGGTCGCTTATTTTTCGGCCCAAGGGCAAGCCATTTTTTAATGGCATCATCAAGACGATCTTCATCAGACCCCTCATTTACTTCTACAACATCCGTCAAACCACCGATACGATAATCACAATGAGCCTGAACATCCGTGCGATAGTTGGAGATACGCTGGACTAAGATATGATGCTCTCCCTCTAAGGTAAGCGTGAGGGCATTTCCCGTAATCGCTTTATATTCTTTCTTTAAAAACTTGATCACCTCGGCGAGGCGCCCTACCACATCGTTCTCAAAACCATTGTCTTGAACTTCTTTTATACGCGTTTCGGCTTGATAAGTCAAACGCAGCACGGGGCCATAAAATTTAACCTGGAATCCGTCCATCACGCGACGGTCATTAATATAGTGGCCGTCCTCTCTCTTAAGTCCAGCTGAGCGTGCTTTTCCGTCTGCTTGTAATGACTCTTCATGAGCGCCATCCCAGGCCGCATTGGCGGCCGCCTGATTGATTCCTTGAATGATTTCGTATACTGTAGCCATGTTATTCTTCCTTTTTGGGTCTCCAGCCCGTTGCCCATCTTTCTTCTCGATCGGAAATATATTGTATATAGCATCCGAAACAAGCTTCAAACTTATTCATATACAAATCATCACGCGGATGAAAAGAATATTTTTCACAAACAGGGCACGTCCTATTGTGGTCTCTAGTAAGTAGTTTTTTGTTTATTAAAAATCCGTCTTGTTCCACATTGTCTTGTGTCTCGCATAATTTGGCAAACTTCTGGCGCTCTTTGATCGACTCTTCGATATACTTTTTTTCTTTATCGTCATCCCAAAATCTCTTGGGATTGTTGATTGCCTCTTCGCCATACTTTTGAGTTATGGCTTTTTCTAGTTTGGCAATGTAGTTGGGGTCTTT